TATTCATGTTTTTTAGAAATATCGTAATGATCTAAAAGTTTGTTGTAATATATAGAGGACTTAACATGAATCGGTGTCCCTTTCTTGACCATCCAATCTTTAGTGTGTATGCTATATTTTTCATATTCCTTAACACCCATTACAAATGCAATGTCTCTTATAGGTAGTGACTTAAAAATCTCATACGTCTCTTCAAAGATTTCATTTGTAGTATTTTGATTTTCAGTCATAATCATGTGCTCGATAATTTTCTTCACGAATGGCTTAATTGCGTTGGGCATAGTGGTGCGAACCACTTCTACCCCGGTGTATTTAAATTTGTTACAAACAACTCCCTCATCGTCAAGCTTATGCAAGACATACCGTTTCTTTTGTAAAAAAATACCTTTATCACAAATAGACTCTCGTTTAAAAACAAACCTAGGATCCTTAGTTAACAGAGTATCTCTTGCCCATTTTTCGATATGAACGTTTAAATCGTCTTCAATGTCTTGTACCAGTTTATATACTCTGTGATCTATTTTATTGTCTTTGTGTAGCGGAATGTTTAAATGTTTAAGTATTGGAGTAATTGTACAATATGAACTATCTGTGTCGTTATATATGATAGGGTCGTTGGTATCTAGGTCTTTATCTGTTAGCCCTGTTATCTTCTTTACATAGTTTCTAAGAATAATATTGCTTTGTTTGATCACATCTCGACCTGTTAGTGTGATTGATCTCGCGATGTCACCATCACCCATTTGAGAGATTTTATTACCAAAATAACCATAAATCCTGTTAATAAGAATCTTTAAAGTGAACTGACCAATCCATAGTTGATCTACTCTAAGTTTAGTGTCTTTTATCTTTTTTTGTAACGTGTCGCGTAGTTTATTGTCTGTTTCTGTTTCTAATTTTACTCCTAACTGATGTAATTCTTCGCGAGCTTCGTTCCATTTTTGTTTTTTTATCACCCGGAGATCATAAAAGTGATCTGTAATTCTAGGGAAGATTCCTTTGGTTTTTTGTGAGAATAATTTTTTAGCACGAGTGACTGCTATTTGATTTTTTTCACACCATTTATTAAAATCCTTGTAAGACATCTCAATATCTTTATTATTAACTGTCTTTACAAAGACCTTACCATTATCTGTACCAACGATGCTACCTACCTTAGTTTCCGGGCTTAAGTTGAGTGTTACCATCACACTAGGGTACAGTGAATTTGCGTCAAAAGATATAATATTTTCCTGGAAGCCACGTTTTGGTTCACCAACATATGCTCCCTCATATTTTTCAGACTGACTGACATCCTTTACAAATGTTGGTATAACCCTAGGTGGATCTAGTTTTCGTGCTTCAACAATTGCTCTACCGTTCACAGTGCTAATTGTACCTAAAGATGCATTAAACGGTGTTAACCCAATATAAGACAACATGCGTGCAAGATCCATGTACATAAGCTTCTTCTCCAGTCGGACTAGCAATCTAACATCATGTATATTGTAGTCAACAAACTTGTCCCAGTCCTCTAAAGACAGTGTGGCAAGGTTAGTTTCTCCTATATCTACCTTGTTGTCTCCTAGTTCTATGTGCGCTATGTTATCTAGCTTATAACTATCTCTCATGCCCATGCTGAAGGTTTTATAGACATCTAAATAATCAAGCATTGATACACCTTCTACTACGTATTTTGTAGTAGTCATGCCAAAGTTACCACGATACACTCTCTGGTAAATTGGCTTCATAATTTCATCGTGTACCGGAGAAAATAGTCTGGTTGCATCTTCTCCTAAGAGATTTCTAACTCGATTTATTACATACGGAACATCGAAAATCTCACTATTCCAGCCTGATAAAATATCTGGACGATCCTTAACATAAAAATCTAAAAACCGTTGTAGTAGGTCAACTTCGTTCCGACAGTGCACGTATACAACGTCATCTGACTTTGGAGTATATGCGTTAATTCCCCATGTATAATACATTTGTTTTATAGTATCATACACAGTGATAACGTTTATCATATGACTCGCTTCTTCTGGTTTTGGAAACTCGTCCGGGGAATATGTTTCAATATCAAAGAACCATATCTTAAGTGGAAACTTATTAAAATCATCAGATTCATTTACCCGCCAAAACCTGTCTACAAGAAATTGTTGATATGGTGTAATGTTTTCGTAAACCTTAGGATTGTTTAAGTCTTCAATTTTTTTACGGCGATCTAAATTACTATTTGCAAATACTTTTCTGAGTTTAGTACCATATAAAGATATACCATCATGTCTATTTGAGTTTGTCTCGCGATAAAAATATGGCTGATATGGACAGTCAGTTTCTATCCGGGCACCATTTTCATCCCATGTGTAGAGTCGCATGACTCTCTGGTTGGGTATGTAAGCTAGATTCCTGTACACTGATACAAGTATAATAGAATTTTAAAAATAAATCAACTGATTCCGTTGTGGAGATTAATTAACTTGCGGCCTTTATCCCCGTACGGGAAAGAGTAAAGTTCTGTATAAAAGTCAATATTATTCTCCATCCATCGCTTATCCATATAAGCCCTAGCTCTCTTTGCCTCTTTTATATATTTTTTATAATCACTAGTAAGATACTCTATTTTTTTAATTAAATCCTCTCCAGTTTTAAACTTATGAAACGCGGTTTCATACGTACATAAGTCCTGACAGATGCTAGGGATTCCAAAGGCACAAGCTTCAATAAACTTTAAATCGCTCTTCGCTTTGTTAAAATTACTATCCTCTAACGGTGCATAAAAAACTGTTGCATTAAGGGTACTGATGGCCTTTGGATAGTCGACTAGATTGCTCCATTCATGATATTCAATTTTCTTTTGCTGGACTAAATCTCGCAAAGTAAGAGGAAATCCACCAACAAATACCCACTGGAATTTATCTACAGTTTTACGTATTACGTCATTAACATGAAAGAAATCGTCTTTTTGTTTGATGTTGTTTTCAATATCAAAATGCGCTCCACTACCGCAGTAAACTACTCTAGGCTTTCTTTTATGTTTTTGAAAGTTTTCCTTAATTTGATTTAAATCATAATATCTATCCATCCAAAGCTTTGGAATAAAATTAGGTATAACTGTAACATTTTTATTACCAGTTTTCTCTATATAATACGCCTTCATGAAATTGTTTGTAACTGTAATCTCATCACAAATTTGCATAATCTCCATACTAGTCTGTCTGATGCTAGGGTCTTCAAATGCAAACCTAAATTTATTATAAAAAGGAATATCCTCCTTAAAGATAAGATCGTCTATCTCATAGATAATCTTAAATCCACACTCTTCTTGTATACCTTTAAGCCACTTAATATAATTTAATTGAGACTCTGTTGCCTGTCTTTGAATTCGTATAGTCTTAAGGCCCTTGTAAAAGTTTCTGTCTCCTATCATTACAGTACCACCTTGTATATTAGCCTTACCGTAACAGTTAAGCAATAATTCTGGCCATATCATTCTCCAATGACCACATCCAGAATAATCAGCATAGAAATTCACCCCTCGAGGTAGGTCAGGTGCGGTATGAGTAGTAGATTTTGCGGTAACTTTTGGTGGTACTATTTGCGGTAGATTTCCGAGACCTGGGTTGGGAGATAATGGGTTGTTTATGATAGGCGGACTAAACGGTAATCGTTGAACATTCGCATGGAACGGCGTGAGCATTATATAGATTTATTCAGTTTTATTAGTTAAGTCCACTCGCGTAGTGATCCCGTTCTTCTTTTCTAAGACAACTACGTCTCCAGTCGCAGCCTTAACAGATTCCTTTCTATGAGATATAATATAGATACTTTCACTATAAGTGTCTATTCGCTCTCTTATAATATTGAGAACAAGTTCTACTCCCTTTTCATCTAAAGAGCTATCAAGTAGTTCATCGAACATAACTATATTATACGCAATGTCTCCTTGCAGCCTTCTCATATCCATAAATGTAAACAAGATTGCTAGATCAATATTCTTCCTCTCTGCACCAGAAAAGTTAAAGTATGAACATGTTTCTCCTTTTTCGTTTACAATTTCCTCTTCAAAATATTCGTTAAATCTGCATATACAATTTGCATCCATTTTTTGAAGATAATACAATAATCTATTGTTTAGTACATCTAATATTTTCTTTACAATAAACGACTTAACTCCTTCTTCTGATAGAATATATTTTACAACTTCAAGTGTAGATAGGTTCTTATATATTGTATTAGAATCTATTTCAAGTTGTTGTACTTCTTTAAGATTATTATTAATTTTATTATCTAGATCTTGTACCTCTACGCTTGTCTCTTTTTCTTGTAGATCCTTTAAGTCTGTATTGTTTTTCTCTAAATCTCTATTTAAGTTTTCAATATATGTTTTTGTAAGCTTGTTATTATTGTTTACTGTTTTAATATTAGAGATATATTGATTAATTTGACCTTGGGCCTCTATATTATTTTGTTTCAGTTCCTTAATACTAGTTACTTGTTGGTTTAGGCTTACTATATCATCATTACAGTTTTTTATATCCTTACGAATACTACCTTCTTCCCTTTGAATGTGATCACGGTCGTTGCTAGTAATTTGATGTAAGCACGTCGGACATACGTCGTCAGATGTACCTATATTATTAAGTTTTTTATTATGAAATTCTATTTCAGTTTCATGTCTTGTAATTTTAGTTTTTACATTAGACAATTGAATTGATATATCAGAAATCTTTTCATTAATAGCTTTAAATTTATCTTTACTTTTCTCAAACAGCTCTCTATTAATAGCTTTAATTTTAGATTTATTTTCTATTATTTCATCTTGTATTGTTTTAACTCTATCTAAAATTTTACTTCTCTGCTCACTAACACTATTAATTATATTTTCTTTTTGATCGCTTAATAGCTTACATATACTATTTGCATGATCAAAATCTTTAGTAATGCTATCATACTTTTTTTGTACATCATTATATTCAGAACGAGCTGATAATAACATTTCAGAGAATATTTCTAAATTAAGTATACCTTCTATAAACTTTCTCTTTTCTACTTTCCGTTGAGCCATAAACGGTAAGGTAGTATTAAGAGACATTATAACACAGTTTTGAAACACCTCTGGTGAGCTGTTAAGAATGCCTTTAATTCTTTTATTAGTATTTGGAATTGTACTCTCTGTAAGATCTATATCATTTACATAAAGATAACATTTTGTAGGCTTTAATTTGCGAACTATTCTATAGTCTTTAGTAGTGTTATTTTCATTTACCTGAAACTTTAACTCTACGTAAGTGTTTTTCTTATTAATAGAGTTTACTATAAACTCTTTTGATAGTTCGCGAATAGTCTCTCCAAAAATAGCAAAATGAATAGCATCAGCTATCGTAGACTTTCCAACACCATTTCTCCTATCCTCTTTATCTTTATTAACCCCTGTAATGACGTTTAGGCCCTGCCTAAATGATATCTCAACCGGGTCTCGCCCGATAGATAAAAAGTTCCGGATTTTTACTGAATTAAAATCTACGTACTTCATGAGAACTTATTATATAGGTGTACTGTCTTACTGATCACTTCAGCTTTATCTTCTACATCGAGAGAGTCAATATATTCTATAATACATTGTTTAATGTTCAAGTCTCCAAACTCATTAGTTATAGTTAAGTTATCTCCGATGCTAAATTTATGTAAGTAGTCTGTAGTAAATGAAAACGGTGCTTCGAAGTTTATTGATGCAATAATCTTATCTAATAAATTTGATTTTATATCTTTATCTATAATAACCTTTACTGCGATATTAGACCAGCCTTTTTTCTTTGCAATACTTTTGAGAGTCTGTAGATCAGATAGATTTACTTTTACATGAGTTGGAGAAATGTTATTTTTAAAGAACTCGTATTGTATATTTTCAGAACCTAGGTCTAATGTGTAGTATCCCTTTTGATCTCCGATGTCATTAAAGTCCATTTGAAATGGATTACCTGCATATATAATTTCTCCGTTATCATATTTTCGATATTGTCTTTTATGGAAGTGACCAGAGAATATAAGGTTACATTTGTTTAAAATCTCGGAAGACTCCATTCCATGCTCACAAACCTTAAAGGTATTAAAATTAAAATTTTGTAATTCAAAGTGACCTACTATTAAGTCGCAATTATCGGGTATATCCTTTACCTGTGTACCCCACGGGCAGAATCCGATCCGTTTATTTGATAACGTTTTTACTGTCGGAGTATCAAACACCGTTATATTGTGTCTGTTGTTTAGTATTGATAGAGAATGAACGGTAGAGTTATCTTTGTAATATGCGTCGTGATTGCCTGGGATCATTAATATCTCAAAATCATTAAACAGATCTAATAATTTATTAGCAAAAAATAATGTTTTTACATTTATCTCATCTCTATAATGAAACAAATCCCCTCCAAATATTATTTTTTTGATATTCTTACCTTTAAGCTCATTTGTATACCATTGAGCCCATTTATACGTTACGTCATGCCATTTTTCACTGTTTTGATGTTGACCTAAATGTAGATCAGTAAAAAAGCTAACTTTATGTTCAGTGTCCCCGGGCATTTATGAATAAAGCTCTTTATCGTAATCTTTTTGAGGTACCGCGTTACTAGACGGTTCAGTTATATTTAAATCACTATATAATTGTTCCTGATATGCAGAAATAGTCTCTCTATATTTCTTCTCTTTTTTAATTCTGTTAATAAACGCATGATAAGCAATTGTAGTAAAATATGAAAACGGATTGGATGTAGCCTCTAAATTAAATTTCTTATTCTTAACAGCTGCAATCATCTTAACTACCGCATCTCCTATCATTTCATCCTTATAACTATAGTTTATAAAGTTCGGAGAGTAACTTAAACCAACGGCAATCTTACTAGTAGACTCCGCGAGCTCGTCAATTAGGTCATCTGACTCATAATACTCTTTTAATAATTGTAAAAATCGTTTAGGGTCAACATAATACGCCTTTTTACTTTTTTTCTTTTTCTTTTTAACTATTTTAATTTTTGGTTTCATTAAATTGTGTAAACGTATATTTTATTTGCTCGGCGGCGTATAAAGTTAATCTTTGCTCAACATGACGCTGACCATACCGCAAATTATCAGCAATGTCGAATATTATAAGTTCTTTTTTATCAATATGCAAGCGGAGGCCTCTTCCTATACTTTGAACTATTTTAATTTTTGCTTTTCCTCCTCCAGCAAATACGATATAATGTAAGTTCTTAATGTTAATTCCAGTCGAGAATATTTTTGATATTGCTATTACAATTACGTTTTTCTGAGCCTCCATATAGTTTTGTATATCTTTGCGCTGCTCTATATCTACACTACCTTGTATAAAGTATACATCTTTGTGTTTACATATTAATTGTAATGCTTCTAATAGCAGCTCTCCGTGCTCTATGTAGTCAACTAATATTAATCCGTTATTGTCGAGCTTGTTACATAGGTTAGCAATTAAAGTGTTTCTGTATTCACTACTACGTATAAATTCATTTTCTTGCAAGTAATATGCGCTACTATTAGTGCCATGATATATTTCTGCTGTTGGAGTATTATAAGTTAGTTCTAAGACATGAACTTTAGATTTTGCTACATAATTATCATCTCTTAATTCATAAGCTTTTTTTTCATATAACTGAGGACCAATCTTCCCGAAAATATTCCATTTATCTAAATTATCTGGAGGTAGTGTTCCGGTAAAGCCAAACCTGTTAGATGTTTTTACAGTTTTAAAAAGCTTATTTACCTTATTACCTCTCCTCACCTTATGAACCTCGTCTACTATTAATACATCAATATGTTCAATCCATGATATATCTTGCTTATCACTCTGTAATATACCTAGATTTGATACTATAACATTTGTAGATAAATCTAGGGTATCTTTACCGGTCCATTTAGATGTAGTAAATGATGTATTATACTCTTTAAAGTCATTTTTTGTTTGGTTTGCGAGGCCTAGATCTGGCACAATAATTAAACATCTAAAATTCTTGCTATAGTTTTTAAAGTAAAATTCTAATAGACTAGCCATTGCTAATGTTTTGCCTCCAGCGGTTGCTAATATTACCGTGCCTCTTCCATGGCTAATACATGCATCAACGATATCCTGTTGATACTCTCTTAATTTTAATTTTAAGTCATACGGAATAACGCTAGTTTTAGTTAAAGAGGGATATAGTATCTCTTTAATCTTACTCTCTAGTTTAAATAATATATCTTTTGATTCACAGAATGTAATTAACTCTTCTAATAAACCAATTTCAACTTTACCTTGATTAGTAATCACATACGTTCTCGGAGGGACAAATCTACCGAACCTACGTTGAAAGTGTACGGCTTCGTTTTTCACACTAAAGTACTCTCTTATAACATTAACCTCAGGTCCGTCTATTATAGCATGAGTAATTGAACTATATTCAATAGTAATCATTGAATTTCAAGCTTCATAAGCTCTACTAAATTTTTAATATCATTAGTCGCGAAACTTATGTTTTTATATATATTTTCCAGATAATCAATAATAAGCTGTTCGTTTTTTATTTTTAAATCTAAGATTTTAATTTCTTTTTTATTCCGAACAGCACGCTCAGCGATAGTTCTACTAACTCGCACGGGTTCTGTATTTTGAAATTCAGTAATTCTATCTTCGAGGGACGCCTCTCTCTTAAATTTAAA